TCGGAGCCACCGGCGCAGAGGCGCCCGTGCCGACAACCGCCAGCCGGTAGTATTGGACCCCCATCGGGTAGTCCTTCGAATCCCATCCTCCTCGGTTGAGCATGGTGGCCCCTTACGCCAGCTGTCCGTTGACGTTCCAGCCGGGCGCCTTGCAGCTGAAATTCATGTACTCGCCGACCCTCGACTCGTAGGCATCCGCGAGCTCGGCGACCTTGATGATCGAGCCGGCCCTCTTCTGCAGGAAGTTCGGCGCGGCGCCGGCCGAGAACATGGTGATGGTGTCCATCGACAGCATCCACACGCGCTTGGTCTGGCAGCACCGGTCCGAGTAGATGGTGAGCTCGTGGCCCTCCATCGTGACTTGCCAGCCGCGGTAGCCGATGTCGGCCATCTTCTTGCCGCCGTAGCCGGCCGCCTGGTCGACGACCCACTTGCCCTCGAGCTGCTTCGTGAGCGAGCCGAGCGCGCGCGGGTTCGCGAACACGACGTCAGGCTCGCCGCCGATGTTGTCCACCTCCTGCACCATGTCGACGAGGAGCTCGTGGATGGGCCGGGAGTCGGTCCCGTCGACTCGGATGCCGCCCAGGAGCTCGGGCTCGGGCGACCTGTCGACGTTGTAAAACAGCGTGCTGGTCGGTGCGGTGTCGGGGAACCAATCGATGAGGCCGGCCGGAGCGAGGCCGTTGGTGGCCGCCGCGTTGGTGATGGCATCGCCGTTCAAAAATACGAAGTCGTTCGTCGCCGCGGTGGCGATGCCCGTCGAGATGTTTGCCGTGAACGTGATGGTTCCGGCGCTGCGCTGAACCGAGGCGACGACGAGCGTCCCGGTCTTGATGGTCTGGATGGTATCACCGGCACCGGCGCTCAAAATCACCGTGTCGTTCTTGACCAGACCCCACGTGCCAGCCGCATCGTCGAGCGTCATGACCGTGGTCGCGAACGACGTGTTGGTCATGCGGCCGATGTGGCCCGAGCGCGAGCGGAAAAACCTGAAATTCAGGTAGTTTCCTTCGGCCTGCATCAACTTGTCGAACTCGTCGAAGGCCGGTTCGAACGCGTCCATGTCGCCGTCCGCCGTCGCTTCGATGGTCTCGTTGTCGACGCGGCCGATGCGGTAGTGGCGCGCGCGTTTGACCTGAAATGCGGCGTATTGCGATGCGTTGGTGCCGGTCAGCGCGTTGAGCGCCGTCGCGAACACCGAGGCGCCGCCGCCGGGCAGCGTGGTCTGGATGGGCTGCACCCATTCGCGACCGCCACCGGGCTTCCGGTTGGACTTGTTGACCATACCCAGCGCCTTGTTCTTCTGGTAGGCGAGGTTGGCCACGACTCCAGGAGCGTAGTGCTCCTTGAGCATTGGGTCGAAAGACGTGAGGTCGAGTGCCATTCTGAGGTCTCCATCACGAGGATGCCGACCTGGTCACACGCGCCGATTACTCGTCGGCTGGCCTCGTTGCGAACGCGGCGCGCATCTTGCGCCGGCTCGCAGCTCGGTGGGCCTCCATCGAGAACTTGCCGTCAACCAGAGCGGAATTGCTCGGAGGCGGAGTCGTCGTGGCTGACGCCTGGGCGTTCGTGACGGCGCGCGTGCTGCGAATGGCCTGGGCAGCTCCTGGTGCTCGCGTCGCGTTCGTCGCAGGTGCTGCCGGCTGAGCCGGGGCCGCGGTGAACAGGTGCTTCCGCTTGTCGTGCCAAGCGGTGCTTTGCTTCTGCAGGTGGTCGTTGGCCCGTCGCGCTGCCTCGACCCAGTGGATTTGCTTGCCCTCGGTCTTGAGGACGTGGGTGTAGACGTCGACGATGAGCGAGGCGCCGTCCTCTTCCGCGGCGAGCCATGGGAACGCCGACGTGTGCTCTGGGGTGGCGAGAGCCTGGCCGATCGCCCGCTCTGCCATCTGGCGCTGGCGTTGGGTCTCCTGCTCTTGCGCTCGAGCGTTCATCTGCTGTTCGCGGGTGCCGACCTTCGCGAGCTCGCGCTTGGCCTGCTTCAGGACGCGCTTGCCCTCGAGGGCCTGCCGAGTTGCATCCGTGAGCGGCACTCCGAGCATCTGCGAGAGGCTGGTGATGAGATCTCCCACCTCAGCCTTCACGTCGTCGTCGGTCGCGGCCCCGGTCCATTTCTTCAGGAGCTCCACGACCGCCGCATTGGGGTCGGTGAAGTACCTGTCGCCGAGCGCAGCGATGTCGCCGGTGCGCGCCTGCTCCTCGACCTGGGCGGCGCGCTTGTCGAGCTCATCGCGGACCGCGGCTAACTTGCGGCGCTCCTCGACCACGCCAGGGTCCAGGGAAGGTGCCGGGGCTGCAGCGGGGGCGGTCGGCGCCGCGGGTGCGTGCGAGGGGGCCGCCGGCTGACCTGCGGCGGATGCCGCTGCGGGCCCCGACGGGTCCGATTCTACCTCGAGCGCAGGCTCCATGTCACCATCGCCGTAGTCGCCGAGCTGGGGTTTCAGCGCAGCGGCGGCCTTGGCGAACAGCTGGCGCGTCTTGTCGCTGACCGAACGCCCGCTGCGGCGCGATCCCTGCGCGTCCGAGAAGCTCTCGGAGCCGCCTTCGATGGCATCGCTCGGGTCTGAGTCATCGCCCGAGGTCTGGCCTTCGGGCAGGTCGTCGGCCACGTCGATCGTGGCCACCAAGTCGTCGTTGTCGTCGCTCACAACGGGCCTCTCACGCCATGGAACGTGGAGCTTCCGCCACGCGGAAGTACATTGAGATGGACGATCACCGGCTCGGGGTCATCAAAATTTGCTACGAGACGCGTGTTCGGGCCAGTCGGCTGACCCTGACGGCGAGGCCAAGGTCTTGCCTCCATGGCCCCCGGGATGTCGTCCTCGATCACCGGGTCGGCATACACGCCATGCTCACGTTGGGGCGGGAGAACGATGCAAGTCTCGTCATCGCTCCACTCATCGTAGTCAACCACGCCATTTTCTCTACTCATGCCATTGCTCCTGGCATCCCTGGAGGCATCGGCATTGGACCTTGCGGCATCGGCCCGGGCGGTCCGCCCGGCGGGATGCCTGGTGCCGGTGGGCCGCCGGCGCCGAGGCCGGGCTGCAAGGTCATCGCGTTCGGCTGCGTCGTGGTCTGCACGCTTTGCGCGCCGGGCAAGCTTGGCGAACTCGCGCCGGACGCCGCCATGTCCATCTCGCGCTTGAGCAGCTCCATCCAATCGCGGTAGCGCTGAAGCTCCGAATCATCGGCACCGCACGCCATCGCCTCGTTGTATTCTCCCTTCGCGAGTAGGAGGCCGAGGGAGAGATTCATGTGCTCGTCAGGCTGCAGGTCGTAGAGCGGGATGCGCGAGTCGGCGAGGCCCTCCATGATCCGCTGCAGGTTGTGGAGCGGTCCGAGCACGGACCGGTTCATCCGCTGCAGATCTGGCTCGTCGAACCCGTCGGCGACGACGGACGGGTCAGGGATGAGCCCGTTCTTGCTGAGGGACTCGATGTACTCGAGCCGGCCTCCGCGCGTTCCCGGGATGAAATTCTCAGGCTCCATGTACAGGTGGTAGTCGCCGCCGTCGATGTCGACCTTCCCCCAGTCGGTCTCGCGGATCCAGGTGGCGAGCTCCTTGGGGGCGAGGTCTCCGGTTCCGGAGTGGGCCTCGTTGTACATGGCGCGCGCCTCGTCGATCTGCGCCTGGGCGAGATCGCAGATGGCTGCCTTCCATCCAGCCTCGACGTGAGCGAACCGGTCGCTCTGGATGTCGTCCATCGAGTCGATCGCCTTGCCGCTGGCGTTGCTGCCGAGCACGTTTTTGCTCGCTGCCGCCATCTGCCCGATTCCGCTGATCTCGTACGCGCGGTTGATGTACCAGTCGAGTAGCTGTAACGCCTGAGCGACCTGCGGGTTGGGCTGGAGGAACTGAGGCATGGCTCCGTCGTACTCGACGGTGACCGGATGCCGCGCCTTCAGATGGTGCTTGTTGATGTTCGACGTGCGCGCGGTGAACAGCTTGAGTGCGGACGACCAGTAGTGGCCTTCTTGCGAATCCTGGGCTACGCGGTTGACGAGCGCCTGGATGCCGCAGAGGTCCTCGACCAGGCCCTGGCCCCACATCTCGTCGATAGGAGCCGACCAGTGGCAGAACACGAGCGGGAACCGGGGGCGCCTCCACTCCTCGCGGAGAAGCACCAGGCCGCGGATCGCGATGACGTGACATCCGTCGTCCGCGTCCGGACCGCTGGGTAGATGCCAGATGTCGGCGACCTCGACGTGGTCGTTGTAGCCCGGACCGTCGTAGGCGTAGGCCATCCACGCGTCGCTTGCCTCGTAGGTGGAAGCGCTCTCGATTTGCTCCTCGAATTGTTCGAATTGTTCGCAGAGCACGCTCTTGGGGATGGGCTTGACGTGCGCCAGGCAGCGCGGCATCCCGTATCGGGCCTCGCGCGGGTCGTGCACGATCTCGTAGCGCGGCACGTGATCGACGTCGGTGTCTCCGCCATTACGAACGACCTTCCAGACCGCGGTGCCGCGGATGAGCATCGCCCTGATCACGTCCGGCTTGAGCCGCTCGATCTTCGCGGCTCCCATCTTCCGTCGGATGACCCGGCTGACGCGCTTGGCGAACAGCTTCTCGCTCCACGCTGCATCATCCGCGCTGATAACCGGCATGGTGCGGCTCTTGGTGAGCCGCGCGGTTGCCGTGTCCACCATGGACCGAGCGATGTTCAGGTTCGCCGGCGACTTCGAGCTCTGGCGTAGCCACGCCTGTTCGTCGTTGCCCAGCGCGCCGAGCGGCCGGCCCTTGTAGATGGCCTCGTGCAGCATGTCGCGTAGGCCCGAGATGCGTCGACGCTGGCGGAGCCGGTCGATCCACGTCCAGACCGAGTTGGCGATGGTCGCCTGCTCGGCGTCCTGGCCCTCTGGCAGCATCCAGAACCTGGTTGCCACCTCGCGCTCGCCTGATTCCTCGGAGGGGCGCCGAGCCCGAATCGCCGGGGTCGCCTTGGCATTGCGCTTACCCTGGGTATGTCTGGCCACTCGGGTAGAGGATTCAACCCTGGGTCACAGAAGTCAAGCGGATTCAGTCCTCTTCGTCGTACACGTCCTCGGCCTTCGTCTCCTGCTCCACTGCCGCCAGGAGCTCGCCGCCGAACTGCTGGTAAAGGCCTTGCTTCGCCTCGGCCTCAGAAGGAAGCGGATCTGACGCTGGAATCATGGCGGTGATCTCGAGCTCCACCGCACCTACCCGCAGTCGAGCAAGCACTACCCCTTGCTTGCGCGCCCACAGCACGAGGTCCTTTGCGTCATCGATGTCAGCCATGGGCTACGGTACCACTAGCTGTAGTCCTCGTCGGGGTCGAACGTCTGATCCTCGAGCGCCTGCTCCTCTCGCAGGTGCGCGGTGAGCGACCCGGGCTCCGCCGGCTTGAGCTCGGGTCGCCACCGGTACTGGTAGCTGTGCCGGTGCCCGTAGAGCGCGCCGTCGCAGGCGTGGTTCTGCATCGTGGGGTCCTCGAGCATCTTGCCGCATGCGTCGACGATTTTGGTCAGCCATTGGAGCTGGGCCATCTCTTCGTAGAGCACGCCGCCGTCGCGCAGCGCGATGCCGCCGGTGACGATGTCGCCGTTCAGGACCTCGATGGCCGTGTGCTTGTGCTGCTTCTCGGCCTCGACGATGGGGAGTTGGTACCTCTCGACCCACTCCTTCGACCAGCCGACCCCCGTGCTCTTGGCCGGGCCGCCGGCATCCACCACGGTGATGGCCAGCGCGACGACCGCGCGCACCGCGTGGAGCACCGCGGCCTGTTGGTTCGCGTCGAGGTGCGTCTTCTTCCAGCTCGCCACCTCGTAGAGCCGCTTGTCGTGGGTGTGCCAGCCCCACAGCACGAAGGCGAACGGATCGGGGTAGTAGCCCAGGTCAGCGCCGAGCGCGAACACCCCCTCGCGCCAGTCCCATGGTAGGTCGCCGAGCGCGCGCAGAATGTCGGGGAACCCGTCCTCGCGGTACCGCGGCGGCGCATAGAACA